CTGACAATGACGCGTGACGGCTCGACCAAATCCCTGTCTCCCCTTGAAGTGCTGCGCGTCACCTTCGCCAGCGAGATACTGGGCATCGACCAGCACGATCTCGCCGCGATGTACGGCACCAACCCCGGCCGCATCGCCGAGGCTATCGTGGCGATGCGCTGGGCGATGGAGAACCACAAGCAGGTCTATCGCTACACGCAACGACTGAAAGGCCGGGCCAAGCAGAAGAAGCCGGACAACGGTCTGGTCGACGCCGACATGCTCGAAGCGCAGCAACTGATCGGGATCGTGCAATGACGCTTGAGTTGTTTCCATACCAGAAAGAGACCGTGGACCGGGTCGTCGAGCGCGACCTGATCTTCGGCGAGCCGACCTATATCGCCCACGAGATGGGGCTGGGGAAAACCCCCATCGCCATCGCCATTGCCAAGGAGCGTGGAGACAAGCGCGTCGGCGTGTTCTGCCCGCCGGTCGCCAAGCTGACGTGGGAGAAGGAACTCAAGCGCTGGTGGCCGGGCGTCCGCTGCGTCACCATCGAAAGCTGGAAGGACATCCCCAAGCTCGACGGCGACGGTGTCTTCATCGTCGCCTACTCCCTGCTGTCGCAGTCGAAGTCGGGCGGCTACGACTACATCGACGGCATCAGGAAGCGCCTCATCATGCGCCCGTTCGACATGAGCGTGCTCGACGAGGCGCACGCCCTCAAGAACTCGGGTGCGATCCGCACCAAGGCGGTGCTCAAGACGCTGCTGCCATATCTCGGCTGGTGCCTCCCCATGTCCGGCACGCCGGCCCCCAACCATCAGGGTGAACTCTTCCCGGTGTTGGCGGCGCTCTACCCCAAGGCCATCGAAGGCGCGTTCGGCAAGCCGATGAAGCAGTACGAGTTCGAAAGCGTCTACTGCCAGATCGTCGAGAAATGGTTCGGCGGCCGCGCCGTGCGCACCATCGACGGCTCCAAGAACATCGACGCGCTGCGCAGCAAGCTCGACGGTTTCATCGTCCGCAAGCGCAAGAAGGACGTGCTCAAGGACCTGCCGGACATGGCCTTCGACCTCTACCCTGTCTCCGCCCCCAATGCCCCGCCGTGGCGCGGGGCCGGCGACTGGAAGGGCATGTCCGAGGACGAGTTCCTGCGGGCGTCGCAACAGTTCGACACCCACGTGATGACGATGCGGCGCGAAGTCGGCGAGGCCAAGGTCCAAGGCGCGGTCGAGGTGGTCTCCGACTATCTCGACGGCTGCCGTCGCAAGGTCGTCGTGTTCGCGCACCACACCTCGGTGATCGCCGGCATGATGTCGGGGCTGCTCAAATACCACCCGGTGCTGATCGACGGCTCTGTCTCCAAGCCGCAGCGCGATCTCGCCATCAAGCGCTTTCTCGACGACCCGTTGTGTCGTGTGTTCGTCGGCCAGATCACTGCCGCCGGCACCTCGATCACGCTGTGCGGAGCCAACAACGACGTCTCCGACGTGTTCTTCGTCGAGGCCGACTTCTCGCCGGGCATCAACGTGCAGGCGGCGTCGCGGATACACCGGATCGGCCAGAAGAACGCGGTGCAGGTCTGGTTCCTCAACGCCGCCGGCACCTTCGACGACCGCGTGATGGACATCAACGTCCGCAAGGCGCGCGACTTCGACAGGACATTCAACCAATGACCCGGCCAGCCGGAGTGTGGCGGCGTCGGCAGCAGGCTTTTGCTGAAGCCCGACTTAAAAAACTGAAAATTTTAATCGCAGGAAAGGAACGACTGATGATCCGTATCGAAATCGAGGGCAGCGACATCGACGCTGTCCACGCCAGCATGAGAAGCCTGCTGCCGCCGCAGGCAGCGACGCTCGACGACTATACCTTGCAGGAACTGGTGGCGCTCATCGAGAAGCGCGCGCGGGCCGACGACGTCGACATCAGCATCACCATGCCGGGGGACAGGAAGTCGCCGGCCGAGCAGCGCAAGGCCGAGGCACGGGCCAAGCTCCGGGGCGAACTCGAAGAGAGCCTGAAGCAGGAAGAGCCGACGCTGGAGGAGCCGGTCAAGCCGGCCAAGAAGGCAGCCAAGAAAGCCAACGGACCCGCCGAGAGCGAGGAGGACCGCAAGGCCCGCCTGAGCAAGCGCCTCGTCGACCTGTTCAACGCCGGAGCCGGCGCGAACAAGGCGGCTGTGCGCAAGCTGCTGGCGGATTATGGTGACGGGGCCAAGACCTTCTCCGGCATCGACGCCTCGCGCTTCGTGGAGATCGGCGAGGCCATGGACCAGATCGACTGGACGGAGTGACCGACATGGAAGGCGACACCTACCGCAAGCATTTCCCCTCCCCGGTCCTGCCCAAGGACATGGACAAGCTCGGAGGCGTCGGCATCGAACTGATGCGCGAGGCCCCGACAGAGCCGGACCCCAACGCCGAGGACTGGACCGGCGGATCGTCGGTGGTCGCTCTCAACGAGCGCATCGAGGCAGCCAAGGCGGCAGCCGAACAGTGGAAGATCGACCACCCCCTGCCGGCGTCGCCGACATGATGGGCTGGCTTATCCTCTATCTGATGTGGGGCGTGTTCGTCGTGCTGCCGGTCTATGCGCTGTACGTCGCTTACGCGCTGGCCTGCGCCCATGCCGACGAGAAGGAAGGCCGACGGGGGAGGGGAGTGTGAACCCCCTGCCGCCGGCCCGTTCGATCCCCGACAAGGGACGTGAACAGGAGCGACCATGAACGAGCTTTCTCCCATCGGCAAGGCCCACGCGGATTGCTCGCCGTCATCGTCGGCGATGTGGCTGGAATGCCCGGCGTCGGTGACCAAGGCGAGGGGCAGGGTCCGCAAGGCCACGGTCTACACGCGCGAGGGAACCGCCGCCCATCAACTGGCGGAGATAGCCCTGCGCACCGGCAAGATCGGTGCGATCTCATCGGTGCTTATCGATGGCGAGGCCGTCCCCGTCACCGAGGAGATGCTGGACGCCGTCGATACCTATACCGGGGTCATCAGGGACGCCGGCAAGTATGGCGACCTCAAGATCGAGCAGCGCGTCTCGGTCGACGTCGGTGGCGGCGAACCCCTGTGGGGCACCAGCGACGCCTATGTCGTCGTCCCCTTCGTCGGCCACGTCGACGTGTTCGACCTGAAATATGGCTCCGGCGTCAGCGTCGGCGCGGACAGCAGCCAGCTGCGTATCTATGGTCTGGGCGTGCTGGAGGCGGTCGAGCCATTCCACGAAATCACCAGCGTCGGGCTCAACATCGTGCAGCCGAGACAGTCCGATCCGGTGAGACAATTCGTGCTCAAGGCGGATGAACTCAAAGCTTGGAAGAGAGACACGCTGGTCCCGGCCATCCGCAGGGTGGAGACAGGAGACACCACGGAGACAGCCGGCGAGCATTGCCGCTGGTGCGTACGCTCTGGCGAATGCCAAGCCTTTATGGACCTTGCGCTCCAAAAAGCCCAGATTGCCTTCGGTGCCGTGCCGCCTCCGATCACGTCGCTTTCCAACGACGAGCTTGCCAGCATCCTCGACCACGCCACGCTCATCGCTGACTGGGTGGTCAAGGTCCGGGCCGAGGCGTCCGACCGGCTCGACCACGGCCAGACAGTGCCGGGCTGGAAGCTGGTGCCGAAGCGGGCGCAGCGGCGCTGGATACCGGACAAGATACAAGACGTCCTCAATACGATCAGCGCCAGCGGGGTTCCCCTGAGTAAAGTCACGCGCATCGAGACCATCACCACGGTCGAGAAAATCCTCAAGCGCCTGAGGGTTGGGGTCAGCCTCGATCCCTTCACCGTCAAGGAAAGCTCCGGCACCACGCTGGTGAGTGAAAAAGACGGACGCGAAGGGGTTGACAACTCCGCGCAGAGCGTGTTTGTAGAGTTTCATACGTGATATTGTCTCATGGCAATGGCAGCAACGGTAGCAACGGAGAACTGAAATGGTAGCGATTATCACGCCTTATTGCACACTGTCCTTCCCCAACCTGTTCACCCCAAAACCCCGGGCCGAAGGCGGCGAGCCGGTTTATTCGACAGCCCTGCTGTTCGATGACGCCGCGCAGCGCAGTCCGGAATACAAGGCCATGATCGATGCCTGCATCGACACGGCGCGCAGCAAGTGGGGCGCGAACATCAACATGAAGATGGTCAAGATGCCGTTCCGCGACGCGGCGGAGAAGTCGGACAAGTATGCCGGCTACGAGGACGGCATGACCTTCATCAATCCGTGGACGAAGAACCGTCCGCAGATCGTCGATGCCCGCGTGCAGCCCGTGCTGCTGCCGGAACAGGTCTATGCCGGCCAATTGGTGCGGGCGCAGATCAGTCCGTTCTGGTGGGAGAACTCTGGCAAAAAGGGTGTAAGCTTCGGCCTCAACCATATCCAGATCGTCAAGGCGCATGCACCTCGCATCGACGGACGCGTCGACGCAACCAAGGCGTTCACTGCAGTTGACGAGGAGGACGAAGACAATTCTATTCCTTTCTGAACGCGCCGCTTCACAGGCCATCGGGCCCCCCGCTGCAACTGTGTGGTGCGTTTCGGAAGGCCGGCCGGGGTTCCCCTCAGGTTTCCCCGGCTGGTTCCCTATCCCCGACATCGATTGAGGACGTGACCATGAACAGCTTTACCCCGGAACAGGAGGCCACCCTTGTCAGTGGCCTGAACGACGCTCTCGCGGTCACCACCGAGAAGGAGACCGTGCGTCCCTTCAAGAGCATCGAAAAGCCGCAGCGTTCGCTGACGGAACAGCTTGGCCAGCTTGAGGACATCACCAGCACGCTGCGCGCCACCATCATGCGCAGGAACGTCGAGATCAGGAACGATCACGAGCGCCGCGTCGCCGAGATCAGGATCGCGTTCGAGCGCGACGTCGTCGCTGCGGCGCGCAAGCGTGACACGGCTATCGCCACCGTCGAGCGAGAGAGCCGCGACCGCCTGACCGAGATCGAGAACCTCGTCTCGCGTCTTCCGTAAGGGTCCAACCCCATGGTCATCACCTATAAGGGCTTCCGTCTCTGGCGCGTAGGTCGCAGGATCGCTGTCGCCCCCGGCAATGACGGGGCGTTTGGCTCGTTCTTCAACTGGGACTGCGCCCTGAAATTCGTCGACCGTGCCGTCAAGGGCGACGCACGCGCGGGGCTGGGAACTTGAAATCGCTGACGCAGTTTGGGGTGATGGGAAAGGCCGACGCGCCGTCGGGTGCGGGCATCAGTGTTGAGGACGGCTGCCTGCTCGACAACGCCATGAAGGTCATGCTCGACAAGGTCGAGCGAGGCGACCCGCTGCATCGGCCACGTCACTACGTATTGTTCGTTCTGACACGCGAGGGAGAGGCTGAAGACGGGGAAGACGTCATCTCGTTCGACACCATCAGTTCGCTGGATCGTCCTTATATCAAGCAGGTCTTGCGCGACTGGTGGCTGCACGACGAGGTTGCAGTCCCGGAGACGGAACAATGACGTTCCGACTTAAAAACCGAAAAATTTTATTCGCCCCAACACCGGCAGGTGCCGCCGCGCCTGCCGGAATGTT